AAGCCGAGCTAGCCGAGGCACGGGGCAGCCGCCGGGCAGACGTGGAGGCCGCGCTAAAGACGGCCCGCGCCCAAGAGACGAAAGAGGAATTGTTGGAGAAGGACGACGCCGAAAGCGAGAAGATCAAGCAAGCCGTGCTTAAAAACATGGGAGTCACCGAAGACGACCTCATGCTCTCCGGCACAGACCGCCACGCCCTCCAATCCGCCATCCTAGACCTCCCAGCCGTCAAGACAGGCTTGGAAGCCTACAAGGGCAAAGACAACGACGGCTACAACATCATGCGCCTAGCCTTCCGAGGCTTCTCCGACGAACACATTGCCAACGCCCTCAACCTCAACCAAGACGATGTGGGCAAGTTCATCCACGACGCCACCGCCGCCATCATCCGCCCCGCCGTGGCCGCCCAGGTCAAGGCAGGCACCGGCTTTGGCGGCCTTATTAAGGCTGGCTTTGCCAAGATCAAGAAGGCCGTGGGGCTGGGGCTGCCGCCTAGCCAAGATGGCGGGCTGGACAAGGAGTACATGGACGCTGTGCAGGCTGGGGATTTAGCGAAGGCCCAGCGTATGGTGGACGAGACGAGACTAATGCCAAGAAAGGTTCACAACCTTAATGGTATTGAAGTCATTCGGAACCCAAAAGATTCAGACTACAAACAGCTAAACGCTGAATACAGAAAGGAATACCCATTTGATAAATCAGGCGATCCTACCACCAGATTTACCACCGATGCGTTTGGAAACCGATGGATTTGGCGTTCTGATTTGGGGATGCACTCTTTAGTTGAGCCTAGAGTAGAAAAAGCAGAAGGTAAGACCGTGGGGCAAAATGAGTTCAACTGGAATCAGGAAAACGCTGAACCCGTTGTCCGCGACAAATCTGGCGCTGTCATCCCGCTTAGCCAGCGGTTCAATGCGGCAAGCCCGTCAAGCCTCCGCCTGCCGCCCAAGGCCATCGAAGCCCAGCCCGCCCTTATCAAAGGCAAGCGCCAGACCGTTGACGACGTGACCGCTGAGGTAAACCGCGTCATGGCCTACGCCCTGCAATCCGCCAAGGCCCGCAACTCCGGCAAGCTCATGTCCAAGGTGGTGATGACACCCGGCGGCCAGCGCGTGCGCGTGTTCGTGCCATTCGACCCCGACGACATGGCTAATTACTACGCCTTCGCTCGCGAATACACCGCAGCCAAGGCTAGCGCCTTCGACAAGGTTTACGAATACTGGATCAACTGGCCCCTCCTGTCCGGCCCCCAGACCCAGGTGGCGAACATCACCGGCAACGCCGCCCAAGTCGCTTGGCACTACACCGGCCAGCGCCTAGCCGAGGCCACGCTGAACCTTGCCTACCAAGACCCGAACGCGCCACAGTTCCGCGAGTTCAAGCACATCCTAAAAGGCTTCTGGCAAGGCATCGGCCCAGCCTTTGAAATGGCCCGCGAAACCTTCCTCACCGAAGGCGATACCATCCGCCACAAGTACCTCGGCCAGCCGTTGGAAATCGACGTAGTGGACGGCGACCTCGACAAAGTGGGCAACATCCGCGCCAGCGTGGGCGGGCAGGCAGGCCGAATCAGCCGCCTGCCAGGGCGTGTGCTCCGCTTCACAGACGCCTTTTTCAAGACGGCCATCATGTATGCCGAAGCATCAGCCGTGGCCTACCGCCGGGCGCATGTGGAGGCCAAGCGCCAAGGCCTGAAAGGGCAGGCTAGGGCCGCCTTCATCGACACCGAGATTGCCAACACCCTCAACGACACATCCAGCGCCGTATGGGGCGAGGTGATGAAGACCGCCGAGGAACTGCTATTCCAAGACGACAACTCCGCAACCGAGATCGTGGACACCGTGCTAGGCGGCTACAAGGGCATTAAAGACCTGGAGAAGCTGCTAGCTGAAGCCGAGGCCAAAGGCGACTCCGACCTTGCCGCCAAGCTCCAAAAGCGCATCCGCTCCCGTAAATTCGTGGGAAGCCTTATGCGCTGGATATTCCCCTTCCAACGCACTCCGACCAACATCGTCCGCGCAGGCATCAAAAAGGCTGGTGGCTCGGCTATCAGCCTGCTCTACGGCCTGACTCGGGCAGGCTGGCTGGCAATGGGCAAGGATGGCGTGCCCGTGATCAAATCCTACCCGAAGGCAATGCAGATCAAAGACGCCTCCGAGACGCTGCTGGCTGGCCTCGGCTGGCTGGCCTTGGCTTCGATGCTTGAGGGCGACGACAACGACGACGAAAAGCCTGTGCTGCTCGTCGGCACGCGCTCGCACTCCCTCAAGGAGAGGGCCGCCACAGACCAGTTCTTGCGCAAATACGGAGGCGAAAACTCCATTGTCTGGCAAGACGGCAAGGGCAAGGTGCTTGGCAGCCTGCCCTTTGGCCGCTACGAGCCAGCCGCCACCACGCTGACAACGTGGATCGACGCTTACCGCAATTATCAGGAGGTCAAACGCCTCAAGTCGCAGGGCGAAAACGCCAGCTACACCACCTACATGCTGTCCAGTCTCGTCTCGTCACTGGAAGACAAGTCATTCCTGCAAGGCTTCGCCAACGCCATGCAGTTTGTCCGCGATGTGGAAGAGAAGCGTGAGAACCCCGACCAAAACGCCGGGGTAAAAATGCTGATGAACAACGTGATTCCCAATCTCATCAAGCAGCCGCTCCGCAACATGGACGACGTGCTCCGCGAGCGCACAACGGCAGGCCCAGGCTATGCCGCCCTGCCAAACCCCACCATTGCCCCCAAACTGCCAGTCTTCGCCGCCCAGCCCAAAATCAGCACAACCGGCGAGCGCCTGCCCAAAGCCTTCACGCCGCCTGCCCGCCTGCTATTCCAGGCCAACACCAAGGTTACGCCACAGCCTGACGCCCTCCTCTACCGCGCCAACCGCCTGCACCCAACCAAACGTTGGAGCCCGCAACCGCTCCAACGCGACGACTACACCGCCGATCCTCCCGGCAAAGCCAAGCCAGTGCCCATCACAGACCCAGCCAAGAAACGCCAGTTCGCCGAGCTGGCAGGCCGCCTATACGCCGCCAAGGCCGCCCAGGTGGCCGCCAAGGCCATGCCAAGCGAGAAGGCCCAGCCCGGAGAGAGCCTAATCAAGGCCTTCAAGAAGGCCCGCGAGGACGCCATGGCCGCCGCCAGGGCACAGGCCCACGCAATGGGCTTGCACAAAGCCACAGCCACGCCATAACTACACACAATATCGAATGCAGCGCATCATAAACTCCCATCTTGCCTTTGAAAGTGACGACGCCGAGAGCGCATTCGTTCAGTATGTCATCGCCGAAGTGGAGAACTGCCGCCAACTTATGGGCGTCCAGACCACCAGCCGAGATTACACCGTTGGCTCTCTCCTTTGGCGCTGGGACAACTACCAGCTAGCCTATGAGCAGGACTTCGAGCACCGTAAGGCCAACTGCCTGCTTTTCCGCGAGACAAACCTATCGCTGAACCTGCCTATGACGCCGGTTAACCAGCACGGCGACAAGATGGACAACGACTTGCTTTCTACGCCCGCCTTTTTTGGTCCAAACGCCGAGGGAGCCGAGGACGAAAACCCGGCGATTGAGATTTTGATGCAGCGCCTCAAGCACCGCGCCAAGCTCACAAAGCTAAACGAGGTGGGCAAAAAGGCCAAGCAAGGCAGCCTCATCCGAGGCCAGGAGATCACGCGGGCCGGGCTAAGCGAGGCCTATTACATGAAGCCCGTCGTTACCCAAAGCGTCACGCTGGACGGCAAAGTCATCAAAGACAGCCAAGGCCAGCCTGTTTTATCGACTGACAAATGGATTGCCGACCCAGCTTATCCAGACCGTCAAGTATTGGAGCGTGACCCGGCTATTTTTGTGCCCGTAGGGGCGGCCCTGCAAATCTCCAAGCCCAAGGTTGTGATGCAGCGCACCAGCAAGGAGCCCGGTGCAGAAACTAAAGTCATCCACTACGGGGACTTCTTCTGTCACATCAACGCCGAAAACCTCGACGTTTCACCCTTAAAAGGCCACGTCTTCGCCGCCAATCCCGGCGACCTGCTCATTGGCTACGCGCCCGAGACACGCGAGAAAAAGGCGTTTGACGACTACAACGACAAGGCCAAGACCGGCAATCTGACAGGCGGGGCAGATACCGCCACCTACACCGTCCGCGCCAATCTAAACCGTGTCCGCGATGGCGAGAATGAAGCCTCCATGCGCCCAGCCACGGAAGATCCTAAACGCTTCCGCACCCGCGTTTATGTAGAGACATGGATTCGCTACGATGCCGACGGCGACGGCTACGCAGAGCCCATTTATGTGCTGATTGACTGGGACGCTAAAATCCCCATCCACTACGAATACGCCACGATCATCTTGCCATGGTCCGACAAGGAGGCACCGCACCCCTACACCGACCACCGCATTTGGCCGAAACTGCACCGCTGGACAGGCCGAGGCTACTACGAACTCCTCGACACTTGGCACGAAGTCTCTGACAAGATGCTGAACCGCATCGAGTTCGACGCCAACACCTCCGGCAACGTGTTGTTTGAAAACCCCCTAGCCACACAGCAGGGCATCGACGGCGGCGGCATCCAATTTCGCAACTCTGAGGGCTACCAACTCCGCGCAGGTTTTACCGCCGACGACGCCATGGCCGTCAAGACCGTAGAGCCCGCCAACGTGGAGATCTTCTCAACGCTCATGGACCGCTTCATTGGCCGGGCCGAAATCAACGCCGGGCTCACCAGCCCCGCCGACTCCACCGTGGCCGATGTGCCGGGCCAGGACACGCTAGGCGTTGCCAAGATCCTCGAAAACACCAGCAACCAAAGCCTGCGTGCCCGAGAAAACGAAGTTGTGGAAGGGCTAACGGCCATGCTCAACGACTTTATCGACATCGAGCTTTACACGATGACGAACACCGAGGCCGGGCTGGCGGCCCTCATC